TCATACATTGCTCCATCAATGGGTCCACTTACAGTAGGCGCAAGTTACATGGACGGTGGTGTTGCAGGCGATACTGATGCTACTGCTATCGGCGGTAAGTTAGCAATCGGCGACAATATTACTATTGGTGCAACTATGGCTGAACAAGGTGTATCTGGTGCGATTGATAATGAATCACACAGTATTGGTGCAAAAGTTGCATTGGGTAATATGACACTGATTGGTGCAATGAGTAAAGTAGAAGGTGCTGATGAGGACATTGATACTGTAGGTGCAGGCGCAAGTTATAAACTAAACAGTGATATGACTATAGCAGTATCAACAATGGAATCAGAAGATAGTTTAGATGTTTCTGGTACAGAAAAAGAAAACCTAAAGCAACACATGGCAGAAATTAAATATGCTATTGCTCCAGGGTTGACTGGCTACGTGAACTATACAGACTATGAATATAAGAACGGCGGAGAAGCATCAACTGATGATGATGGTTCTGTAATCCAATTTAAGATTGCGGCTACGTTCTAAAAAACTAATAAAAAAATAATTTAAAAAGGCATCAGTTTTTATGCCTTTTTTTATTGACTTGATAAATAAAGTAGCATATACTATGTGATATAGTATGTGAATAGGCACATACAAGGCTAAACAATAGGCACATTTAAGGAGAAAATAATGGCAACATCTTTGGCAGAAATTAGAGCAAAACTAAAATCACAAGAATCTCGTAGCGAGAGAACCGGCGGCGGCGACAACGCAATCTTCCCACATTGGAATATACCAGAAGGAACAACTACAGCAGTTCGTTTCCTACCTGATAACGATCCTAACAATACATTTTTCTGGGCTGAAAGGCTTATGATTCGTTTACCATTTAGTGGTGTAAAAAACGACATGAACAGTAAACCTGTTGTAGTACAGGTACCGTGTGTTGAGATGTGGAATGAAACTTGTCCTGTATTGACAGAAGTACGTGGTTGGTTCAAAGATTCGAGTCTTGAAGACATGGGTAGAAAATATTGGAAGAAACGTAGTTATATATTCCAAGGATTTGTTACCGAGAATACACTTCAAGAAGACGCACCTGAGAATCCAATTCGAAGGTTTGTAATCTCCCCTAGTATCTTTAACTTAATTAAAGATGCACTTATGGATCCGGATATCCAAGAAATGCCAACAGACTATACTGCTGGTTTAGATTTCCGTATTACTAAGACAACAAAAGGACAGTATGCAGATTACAGTACAAGTAAGTGGGCTCGTAAAGAGACAGCACTAACAGAGGCACAAATGAGCGCCATTGAGACACATGGTCTTAATACATTATCAGACTACCTTCCTAAAAAACCTACAGAAGTAGAATTGCAGTGCATCAAAGAGATGTTCGAAGCAAGTGTAAATGGCGAGGCTTACGACGTTGAACGTTGGGGCCAGTATTATCGTCCATATGGTGTAGATGCTCCAGCAGGTTCCTCAACCTCAAGTACGTCAACTGTAAAGGCACCTACTATTCCAACACCTGCTCCGGCGGCTCCAGTTATGGAAACTGCTCCGGCTCCAGTAGCAACACCAGCAGAAATGGGTGCAACTCCTACTCCTGCACCACAAACTGAAACTGTAGCGGCTCCGGCTGCACCAGCAACAGCTGAAGGCGGTGAAAGTAAAAGAGCAGAAGACATTCTAGCAATGATCCGTAATAGACAATCTTAATTATAAAAGGCGGCAGAAATGTCGCCTTTAACTTCTATGAATACAATGGAGAATAAAAATGGGTAAGCCGTTTGACGTAAGTAAATTTAGGAAAGATATAACAAAAAGCATAGATGGATTAAGTATAGGATTCCATGATCCTACAGATTGGATTAGTACTGGCAGTTATGCATTAAACTACTTAGTAAGTGGTGATTTTCATCGTGGTGTTCCAATGGGCAAAGTCACTGTATTCGCAGGTGAATCAGGTGCTGGCAAAAGTTATTTTGCATCAGGTAACATTGTAAAAAATGCACAAGAGCAAGGTATCTTTGTTGTCCTAATTGATAGTGAAAATGCACTAGATGAAGCATGGTTACAAGCACTTGGTGTAGATACAGATGAGACTAAGTTACTAAAACTTAGTATGAGTATGATTGATGATGTAGCAAAAACTATAAGCACATTTATGAAAGATTATAAAGCAATGCCAGAGGAAGAACGTCCTAAAGTATTATTTGTAATTGATAGTTTAGGTATGTTACTTACACCAACAGATGTTGACCAATTTGAAGCAGGTAACATGAAAGGTGATATGGGTAGAAAGCCTAAGGCACTTACTTCACTTGTACGAAATACAGTAAACATGATTGGTAGTTATAATGTAGGTATGGTATGTACTAACCATACGTATGCTTCGCAAGATATGTTTGATCCAGATGATAAGATATCAGGTGGACAAGGTTTTATATATGCAAGTAGTATTGTTATTGCTATGAGAAAATTAAAACTTAAAGAAGATGAAGATGGAAACAAGACAACAACTGTGAGCGGTATTAGAGCAGCATGTAAAGTAATGAAAACTCGTTATGCAAAACCGTTTGAAGGTGTGCAAGTCAAAATTCCTTATGAAACAGGTATGAATAAATATAGCGGATTACTTGAACTATTCGAAGCAAAAGGATTACTTACAAAACAAGGAAATCGTTTAAAATATACAACCACTGCAGGTGTAGAAATGCTCGAGTTTCGTAAAGGTTGGACAGGTGACAAACTAGAATCAATTATGCAGGACATATCTGACCAAGATGGACTAAGTATAGATGAAGTAGTTCATGGACAAGAAGATGTCCAAGAAGTTATAAAAGAAAAAAACTCAGAAGCAGAGGAAGAAAATGGAAGCACCAGTTAAACTTGTATACCAAATATTAAAACAATATATTCCTGCAAAAGAAATTCAACATGCTACTGATCAACTTGTAGATGATTTACAAGAAGTATTAGATGAAGAAGATTTAATTAAACTTGGTGGCATTGATGAATACATGAAAAATAGTGTAGACGAAATAGTTGGCGAAGTTGATGAAGATGAATATGACGATTACGAGGAAGAGGATTTGTATTGAGCCAGTGGTACAATAGAGTTGTAAATAACTTAGCAGATATTCCAGGTTGCATAAATTTTTATGAAAGTGAATTGGAAGAAGCAAAACGTGAATGTAGTGTCAAAGGTATTGTGGAGAAAAACATAACTGCATTGCCTGGTATCACTGAACATAGGTTTAACCAATTACAAGAAATAGAAGCTGTACTTAACTTTTTAAATATAAAATTACGTAAAATAAGACGTAAGCACTTTCAAAAATATTTAGAAGGATATGCTCGTGCATTGACTAGTAGAGATGCAGAGAAGTATGTTGATGGCGAAGACGAAGTTATAGACTTTGAAACTATAATTAATGAAGTTGCATTGCTACGTAACAAATGGTTAGGTATAATGAAAGGCTTGGATACTAAACAATGGCAAATGGGTCATGTAGTTAGATTACGTACTGCAGGTATGGAAGATATAAGAATTGATTAAAGAAGTTTACAAATGGGATGACAATGATAGTCATGAGCATAGTCTTTTAGCATTAAATTTACTAGATCAATTTGACGACTTTAAGGTTACTATTAAGCATATGGCTGACTTTGGTTGTGGCAAAGGAAAAGACTTAGAATTTTGGGCAAACATGCAGGTATGGAACGAAGATGGCAAAAAAGATAGGTATCTAAACTTTAATTGTGTAGGCTTTGATTTACATGCGGAAAACAATGTGCCAAGTCGCAAAAATATAAAGTATAAGAATCACGATTTTAATACAGATAATACAGTATGGAGTGTACCTTTTGATGTAGTGTGGTGTCATAATGTTATGCAAAGTATATACAGTCCTGTTGAATTTTTAGGTCGTGTTAATCGTACTATGGCACCAGGAAGTATGTTATATCTTTGTGTTCCTAGTACTGTTACTATATATCAAAATCGTTTCCAAAATTATACTCCTGCACAAAACTATCATACATTTACTGTATCACAGATACTATATCTCCTTGCATTAAATGGATTTGACGTAAATGATTTCTATTTACAAAAAGAAAAATATACAGACTTAATTCAAATTTTAACATACAAAGAAAGAGAACCATTACCATATAATACATCTTGGTATGAAATAGCAGATATGAATATTGTAAACGATAATTTAAAATCTATAATTATGCATAATGGTATTTTATCAGACCAAGGAATAATAACAAAATGGGTAAATGGTGACATTTATGATTATAGGTGGCATACCATATGACGACATGTGTACTAGTAACAGGCGGGTTTGATCCATTGCATAGTGGACATATTGCTTATTTTAAGGCAGCAAAAGAGTTAGCAAAGTATGGAGGTAAACTATACGTTGGGTGTAATAGCGATGACTGGTTAAGACGTAAAAAAGGTAGACCATTTATGCCATTTGCAGAACGTAGACAAATTGTACAAGAGTTAAGTTGTGTAGATAGATGTATTAGTTTTGACGATAACGACGATACTGCCAATGGTGCAATATTCAAAATGGTTACACAATATAACTTTCGTAAAATTATATTTGCTAA